TTATGTGTCTTGTCTCTGGCTTTCATAAATGCCCAGTCAAAGAAGGTAGGTGGAATAGGAGACCCCCAGAACTTAATTCCATTTATAATTGTAGCCTCATTCTCTAGATAGATGATACCAGCTGCAGCAAAGTCACCAGGAGTGACCATGCGTCTTTCTATAGACGTATCATGGTTACCTGCTACATAGATCTTATGCTTTACTGGTACGTTCTTGTACCATTCTATAAAGTTTCTAACTTCAGGTTCGTTTCTATACGGATCTCTATAGTTAGAGCAGTCACCACTGTGTACTACAACATCTATACCTTCAAACCGGGAGTCCTGGAAAGTACCGTGGTACCCATGTGTATCACTAATGTGTAGGATTTTCATAGGTTATTTGTTTTGGTTAAATTCTATTGGCTCAGCTTTTTTCAAAAATTCATTTACTAACAAATCAAGTCCCATTCTTTTTAATGTTTCTTTTATTTGTTGTTCTGTGTATATGTTTTCATTATCAAGTATCTCAATTGGTGTAATGGAGTTATCATAACTTCCAAAACTCATTGATTGAGTTGCAATTTTATTTACTTGTTCTTCTGTATATAGTTTCATAGGTTAATTAGTTTTTGGAGTCCATACACCAGTTATTGTTACTTGGCTTTTAATAGCATCTACTTTTATACTATTCAAATTAGCTTTTCGTTGCTCATACTTTATAACGATTTGATTTAATATTTTTATTGTTTTCATAGGTTATTTGTTTTGGTTAAAATATATACCGGATACCAGCCGGATCAAAATAATCTGCATACAAGTGGGTAAAGTCTTGTATCATTTGTTTTTTAAGCTGCCACTGATACCTAATATTATCTGGAGCATAGTGTGAATCTTTTTTCTCTTGTATATCAGGACGCCATAGTAAATCCTGTACAGGTTTGGAGTTACGCTCATGTTGATGAATGTTATGCGTCAAGAATATACATTCTGACTTTACATAAATACCTGCAGATCTTAGAGTAGAGAAAAGTTTTTTATATTCTTGCAACCAGTCATCCGTATAAATGATTGGTGAGAAATTAATATGTACTTCTAAATGCTCTTGTAGCTTTGGTATTTCATCAATACGATCTATTATCTTATCTGTACCTGGTTCCAATATATCAGAATACTTCTGAGGCATAAGACTTACTCTTATACGGTTTTTATCTTTTACTAAGTCATACTTATTAGGTAAGAACATAGTAGGATACTTTGTGGCAAAGGTACTTTTTAGCATTGCTGCTCTGTTAAAGTAAGTAAACACTTCCTGCCAGTTATAATGTTTGCTCAGAAGAGCTACATCAGTGCTGCATCCTATATCAATAACATAATATTCCGGATCACACTGGTTAGGTTTCTTTGGCCATTCTTGTTTATTAGCCCAGTTGTAAATAGATAGCATAATATCAGCAGTGTTTTCATTAATATACACTTTGTCATGATTATATCTACCTACATAACAATATGAGCTCATGCAGCCTCCTAAACAACCGTAGATAAAGTTAGGAGCTACTGCGTCTGAACTTCTGCCATTATCACGAGTGATTAAAGTCTTAGTTCTTTGTTTTATTATTTTCATATGTTTTCCTAAAGTTTCTTACGTATTCTCTAAACTCTACATCAGAAGAATATGGAAATGCATAAGAGGATATTCTTTTACGAAAGATTCTATTTATGCTCTTCTTTTCATGTAGAATTCTATTAGCATGCCATAAACATGGTACAAAGCTAGGATTAATTGGTTGATTATGCTTACCTGCTTTTATTCTTATTTTATGAACTGGTCTACCTTTTAAGTAATCATCTATAAATGCATCTGTACAGCACTTAGGATACCCAAGAAACTTGGCCTTTAGTCTATAAAAATCTACTTGAGAAATCCAATTAGGTTTTTTACAGAAGCTACATGTACACTCTTTACTCATAACAATTTTTCTTTTCGTAGTATAGTACCAACAGTAAACAGTAAAGAGACTAGGTCAGATCCATTCATAATTCTATGATCAAAATTCCATTCATCTAGTCCTGTCTCACTTGGATGATTATTGATTGGTTTACATCCAGGTCTATCTACTCGGATTACTATACCACCAGCTTCTTTGATAGCTCTAGCTTCATTAGGAAATCTAGTGTCTGTAATAACCCACTTTGGCCAGGTTGTACGATCTGTATCCAGGTCATATGTTCCTTCGTAGTCAGCCATCAGAGCATTTACCCATGTGTTTTCATGCAGTCCAGTGCGTAGACCGTCTGTACCGAGACGTTGTAAGAACTCTCTTACTGTCATTTCTACCCAGTGTTCTCTTCCTTGCCATTCTGTAGGGTAACACCACTCTCTACCAAGTGCTTTAGTTTTGAACTCCTGGTCTTCAAATTTCTCTACAGGAATACCTGTGAGAAGACTGGCTATTGTCTTGAGCTTACCAGCCCACTTCTTGATTTCCCAACCTGAACCATCTTCAATCCACCAGGAGTGATCAGTATTAGTTACCATTTCTTGTATGTCTAATCCTTCCGGAAGATCAGAACAAGTAGCTATTTGTATTAGTTTACCTACTGTGTCTTTTCCGCTACCTGCGTAGCCATTTACACCTATTATCATAAAGATTCATTTGGCTTTATACCGTGTTTCAGGCAGTGAACAATTTTATCATGACCTTCTTTAGCTTGATCCCATGTAGAGTATCTCCACATAGATTCATCATGTTCTCCTCCAAAGATCATTGTTTCAAATAGTATAGGTGCATTATCAGCATCCCAGTTCCAGCCGTGATCAAAGTGAAGAAATACAGTAGAGACTCGTTGGCCGTCTATAGTATCATCACCAACTCTTTTGATATTTCCAAAGTCTGTTTCGGAAGGATAAGATCCATCTGCTAATAACTGTACAGTGTGATCTTCGTTTAGTTTATACCATTTCATATTATCAGGTTTTTTAGTTTCAGGAAAAGGTAATGAATCTTTTCTCCATTCAGCTGCTTGCTCAGCAGTTAGTAAAAAGTCCTTAGTATTTGTTTTTCTTTCTTTCTTATACTTTCTAAAAGAAGTTCCTTGTTCTGAGCTTGTAAGATGCCAACCGTGACAGTGTTTACAATAGTAAAATCTACACTGGTCTGGTTTACCTGCTCTTCTATTAACTCTTTTATTTTGTATATGATCATAGAACCTATTAGTACTTTTTATTCTGATGATAGCTTCTTTAGCTCCTCCTGGATCAGGAAACCGAACCTTCCCTGTTGCTCGGCACTTCTTCTGATTTTCCATATTTGTTAAATAAATAATTGTCTAGAAGTTCTACAACCTCCTCCATATCATCAGGACGTATTCTCATAAGTTGCTCTGTTAGTAACATTACGTACACTATGTCTGTATCATCAAGATGTTTCTTTACACGAAGGATACTATCTGAATCAGGAAGTAGACTGTATATACTATTTAAAGCTGCATTAATTTTATTAATAGCATTTCCTAGTACATATTTTTGATTTTGACTAACAAGAGGTCTAGCACATTCTATTCTTGCTTCTATGCACTTAATATGCTGCAGTACCGTTTCAAAAAGTTCAGCTATACGTTTGTTATTTCCGTCCATTTTACACTTTATAAAAATAGGGGTAGATATTTCTACCTACCCCTGGTAATATTAATTAAATACTACACCGTATTCTCCTTGCTCAGGTACAAACTCTTCCTTTTCATCATGCGGTAAAAGAATGTAATCTTCTTGGATATCATCTGTTTCTTCTACTACGTCTTGATAAACGGACTTAAGCTGACCAAACTCATTAACAAAGAAGTTATGAAGTTTCTGATGATCAGAAAGATAAGTCATTGGATGAGAATCTTTAAGAGCAAGAGTAATATGATTGTATAAAGTCCAAGCAGAATTTGGTGCTGCATTGTACTGGTGAGTAGGAGCATCCATCTCACGCTTAATCATACCTACTTGTGTTAGTGTAAGGATTTCTTGGTCAATAAATAACTTACCAACTACTGAACCTGCTTCACTGCTAGTAAGGTTTACTTGCTTGAGCATTTCTTTATCAGCTACTAAGTTATCATAGTATTCTTTGGCTCTGCTTATCTGATTAGATAAGGAAATTGTAACATCATTAAGTGCTGAACCTGTGTGTTTACGATTATAACTACCTAGATCACCAGATACTACACCGTTCATACAGATAAATACTTGTGCACCAACTGCACACTTAAACTTCATTTGCTTGTTATAAGAGTTAGACCATGCAAACATAAGACCCATATCAGGATCATTACCGTAGTTAAGATGATAAACACCTTGTGCTACTTGTCCATCAAGGCTGGTTTTATACAGCTCTTGGTTAATTTGGAAACCAGCGTTAGCTAGTTCTTTGCGGGTCTCGTCAATGATATACCCGTGTGGAATTACTGTGTAACGTTTACCATGGTTAGGTAAGACTGCGTTACGGATGTACTGTTCTGTCACGAAAGATGTTTTGACAGGCATAATTGTGGTTTTAAAATAGTGAAAGTTGTGTGAATGCTCTTTTGTTTTCTTTTTCTATCTGTTCAATCTGTTTATAGATCTCTTCAAGATAGTACTTTTCATTGATATTGTAAGCACTAAAGGGTACATTTGGATCAAGTTTGTTTACTACGGTTTGTAGCCAACTACCTGCTTCTACCTGTATCTCACGACCATCTTTGTTGCATTTAACAATCTTAGATCCATCGTTTGATACAAAGTACCTTACAATCTTCTGAAGTCTTTTTAAAGTTAGATTACCTTGATCTATATTACGCTCTTCATAATACCAACCACCTTTGGCTTTTACACCAGCACAGTAGTCTTGGATAGTTTGATTTTGAGCTAAGAAATCTTCAGGTTTAATACCATTAACAAAGTAAGCATAGATAGCCTTAGGTATAATGAGAAAGCTTTTATTCTTGTGGAAGACAGCAACCTTTTTCTTGTCAAGGTCTTCCCACTCAAACGCTCCCTTACATTTTACTTTGTCTTTTGTATTTACAGCTATGTAGTTATTTACATCCCTGATGATCATTTTCTTGTATTGATCATGCTCAAGTGATAGTTTAGTTATATTCTCCCAGATTGTACAGATATCTAAATACTTAGATACTGCAGCTGTTGGAATCATAGTCTCTAGACCATCTGTGTTCTGCATCAGAGGTATAGCCTCTGGAATCTGTTCACAGATCATCTCATAGAGCATACTTAGACTAAGCTGACCGTTGATAGTGATCTGCATTGTCATACGAGGATCATACAGGAATGAGTTTTCATCACCTGTTAATCCGTAAGTAGAATTCAGGATTAGTTTATAAACATAGTTCTTTGGATCTGTTTTAGGAATTTTCTTCCTTTCTTCAAAGAACCATTCATAAAGCTCACCAAACTCTTTTTTAGGAAGATGGGCAGGATGAAACCCGTTTTTGATAGCAAGGTTAGGATAAAAGCTAGTAACATCTGATGTCATTATAGTCCAACCAGACTTGGCTTCATATACACCAGCAGTTGTTGCACCATGGATACCGCCCAGACCGTAGTCTGTACGTACTCCTCTATACATAACACTGTGTTTGAAACCATCTTTTGTAGATGTGATAACTTTCTTTCTGAAGTATTCTAGTACAGACTGAAACTCAGGAGTCTGAAACTTGATGTAAGGAAGTATACATTCAGCAAGAATGATATAGTCCCTTGGAGATCTCAGACTTTTAATATCAGCTTTGGCCCATCCAATCTTCTGACTCAAGAAGTGAAGAAACAGTTCCTTAGATATTCTTGGCTCAGAAGCATTGTATAAATAAATACCATACTCTCTAGTCAGGGTTTGTCTAAGCGTGATCTGTTCTTTACTATGTTCTAAGATCATCTTAGTAGATAGTACGTCATTGATACAATACTTGACAACAAGCTTAAGCTGATCTTCAGTTGTGATAGGCTCATAATGTGGATGAGGCATCTCTTCTACATTCTCCCAGTCCATAGAGTACTGTATCCATTTAAGACTACTCATCTTGGCACGATTGTCCCAGTGATTTAGTTTAAATAGATCAATCTGCTTGATCTGAAGTTTGTGTGGAGCGTAATCCTGAAACTCATTCTTTTCAGACTTCCCTATAACTTTTTGAGCATACTTATGTATCTCACTGACAAGATCAGCGGTACTAAGCTTTTCAAATTTTACATGATTATCTAAAAGATGCTGAGTTATCTGAGCGTCAAATGCTAGACCATTATATGAAATATGGTACTGCTTATTTTTGACACAACTCTTGAGAAAGTTTATAAACTTTGTAAAGTCATTACGTTGATCATGTATTACAAAGATGTGTTTTACACCATCGTCTTTATAGTGCTGGAAGACTGCTACAAAACAGTTAACTAGGGTTTCATAGTCCATAACCCAGTGTGTCTGTTGGTCACTCATATCGTTATTGTTCAGTTAAGCTGTCCCCCCTTTTAACAAAGCTAAAAAAAGGCAGTTACTTGACTGCCTTTTTAGTTGGTTTTGGTCTCACAGGACTGTCCTTAGACAGTAACTATTTGCGATGGTTGTGCAGCTGCTGCTTCCATATATTGTTTGAAGTCAAACTTGTCAGCATTAACAGCAAAACCTTTAACGATCTGTTCTATTTCTTCTGGGTTCTCAATATAATACTCGTAATAAGTTTCTATTGTCTTACGCTCTTCCGCGTAATCTTTCCCATTTGCTCTTTTACCAATCTTCAAAGTTTGTACGTCTCCAAGTTCAGTAACTTTTGGGAGCATATGGAAACTTTGTTTCTTTTCTTTTCCTACAAGGGCTAATACTTTTCCATCTCTGTCAAAGATAGCCTCATTGAAAGGACAGTCATTAGTAACTGGAATCATTTTAAAAGTCTTATTGTTACCCCAGCTACCGGTAACGAGCATCATTGAATTGTTCATACTATATTTTAAAGTTAGTTTATACAAATTTATAAAGATTTACTTAACATCTCCAAATCTACGACAGGAATTTTTAATTTTTCTTTTTCTAGATCACAGGGATCACACAGTTCACCGACTTTTTTTAAGGTAGCTACGTTAACATCTAATAGTTTAGCGTAGATATCATAGTGTTTTTCGGGAAACAGGTATGACTCTATATACTTGTATTCACTGGAGGTTTCACCGTAATATGCTTTGATAGCCCTCTTTAAAGGTGGAGTAAATTTAGAATACTTACCCAGTAAAAAACTATACCAGTCTGCTGCATATGTCTCATAATCAAACACATACAGATTATAATCCTGTATAGATATGGTCTGCAGATAAAGAGGATTAGTTGTAATCATCTGCTCTTCAAAGATCTTATATCCTTCTGAGGTATCTTCTTTGAAGGCAGTAATTAACTTCATATCCTCTGGTTCTATGAGACCATCTATACTGATATATGTACCAGATGGTGAGAAGTTGCTAGTCCTCTTTATACCCAGGGCAGGGTATAAAAAGGACCTTGACTTCTGAAAATACTTAGTATATAAGCTATCTATCATCAAAATGGATTTAGAGAACTACTAAACCTTTAGCAAACTCATAAGGTAAATTATAGTTCTTATTATCAAAATGCCACTCTGCTTTATCTACAGCACTCTGAAATTTCTCTAACCAATCGTTTAGAGAGTCTTCAGATACTGGAAAAGCATAGCTTTGGAAAGTTCTATCAATTACTACAAAGTGAAACTTAATAGTATATCCATTACCTATAAGATTCTGGTATACTTGGTTAACAATGATTATGTATATGATTGCCTGTAACCAGTAAGAGTAAAACTCAACACTCTCAGGAAAGTCTTTTAGATCTTTACTGGTAGTCTTGATATCATTTATATGAATTATCTTTTTGTCATGGTCTAATACTATATTGTCAATGATACCTTTAAGTCCGTACTTTTTATTAGTAAACTCAGCAGTCACAGCTAATTCATTGATAACTTCTCTATTATCAAACTCTGTAACATTACAGCCAATTAGGTTACAGATCTGATCGTTGGTCTTGATAATATCAACAGCATCTTTACAATACTTATATGTATCAGGATCAATAAGTGTCTTGTTACCTTTTGTCTTTAAGAAATCCCAGTAGCTAATAGCTTCAGCAGTTATGATTTTATCAAGACGTTGCTGGTCAGTTTTTAAACTTTGATGATAATTCATGTCATACATTACATCTAAGATAGCTTTATCAAACTGTGCTAGTTCTGTGCGATCATCACCATTTTCAGATAGCTCTTTATAGTGACTAAACACACGATCAACAACTTGTCTAAGGCTATCTGTAGGAAGCTTTCCTGGTGTCATCATAAATTCTTTGTTGAATTTCTCTGGCTCCAGTAACAGTAAGTGTATAAGCTTACCTTGTACTAAGTGATTATCTAATCTTTCTTCTTTAATACCTAATACATACATCTGATAAAACACTTGTGGACTCCACATGAGTTTGTTCAGACTACTGTAAGAGTAAAAGAACTTCTTACTATAAAAATCTTTTTCTAAGATTTGTACAGATTCTTCCATAATAGTTTCTAGTTCCATCCTTCTTCAGGTTTTTGATTAAGTAAATTCATTGCTGCATCACATAATTGCATACCAGATATTTGATTACCTGCTATTATACTGTGGTTATCAGAAAACTCTGAGTATTTTTGTACAAAAAGTTGTGCTACACCACGCCAGCTATGTGTATTCATATCATCAGGACCAGTACCTACTCTCCACTCTCGGATGTCAGCTACCATGTCTTGGGAAAGATTATCTTCTAAATCTTTCATTTGCTCTTCTTGAGCTTTTTGCATTATTTCTACCAGCTCTTGGTATTCAGGGGAGTTAACCCACTCTTTAAATGTTTGCATTTGGAGCTTTATTTAATGGTTCCCATGAGTTCATGGCTCTATCACCATTACTTATAGCACAGTTTCTACACAAAGTAGTTATCCAGCCTTGTGTGCGGCCAATATCTTCTTGTGATGAACAGTCTTGGCATGTATTATAAGCCATAACTTCTGCCATGTAGATCATTCCATCTACATGCTCATCGTTCCCATCTGTATAGAAACGGAGACCTCCAAACTTTTCTTTCATTTGCACACAGGTAACTTGCTGTGGTCTATATTGACCATCTTTTGTGTATCTAACAAAGTTATCTACGTAGTTTTGTATAGAGTTACACAACATATCTATTATAGGTACCCATCCAGATGGTAGATCTAACCAGTTTACCATACCAGGATTACCTTCATACTGTTTAAATATCTTAGGATACTTAACTATTAATTGTTCTACTCTACTGGCCATATACCAAGTTGTTGAAGTTTTGCACGAATACGCTGTTGCGTTCTTGTATCTACAGTAAATGCCTCTTCATATTCTAAGAAGGCAATAATTTCATCGTATTGTCCCTGTAAGTCTGCTACCGCAGTAGGACAAGTTTTTTTTTCTGTGTTATCCATTACAGACAATTTTGCATGTCCCGGGTATAATAACGGCCCAGGATATTACCGTTGTAACTATTTGTTCTAAGAACATCTAGTTTAATTTGCCACGCTACCTCAGCATACGATAAGTATTTTTTTGTGCAGCATAGCTCAAGAATAGTTCTTTTAAACTTATCCTTTCCATATCTCTGAATATCAGCTGACAGTTCCTTTGATGATCCATAATAGTCTTTCCAGTCTGACTCGGTGATGGTACGCTCGTATGTTTTACGAGTACCAGTAGCTTTCTTTACTTTCTGGGTTATCTTTTTCTTACGGTTGTTACGGAAAACTTTCTTACCTACATAGAACTGACCATTCATTGTATTGTGTATAAGGTATACAAAACCAAATAGGCCGTTGTATCCTTGAAAGTCTTCTATGCATGTAATAGGTCTGTCTTGATATTGCCAAAGTTTCATAAGTAGATATTCTGTTCTACAAATATAATATAGAACATTGATTACTCATCCAACTTTTTATTTATGATTGGAACAATTCTTGTAAAAACTTCCTTGGGCCCATGATCTTTTATAGAATCAGATGGGTCTTTACTCATAGGTAAAATACATGTACGTACATCAGGATATACTTCTTTGTATTTATCCATGGCTTTTATACCAGCTTCATCATAATCAAAAAGAATAATAACCTTTTTGTATTTTTTAAGATACTCGGTCATTTGTTCTTTCTTTATAAGAGAATTCTCTGAGTCAGGAGCAACATAGTCAATAGAAAGCTTGAGGCTTTTTAGAGCCATTATGTCCTTTAGAGAGCTAGTTATAATTAGATAGGGATAATCTTTAAGCTGCTCAGATCCCTGTACGAAATCTGATACTTTGATAAATTTCTTATCAAGCGTTTTAGGCTGATAAATCTTATACAGTGTACCATCTTTCTTAAAGTAACCATAGAGATAATTACCACGTATTACTAGTTCTATATCTCGTCCATCTTCGGTGCGTACCAGAACGTAATATTCAAGAGGACGGACATGGTGCTCTTCCAAGAGTCTGGAGCCAATGTTAAACTGGGTCCAGAAGTATTGATCAGAAGTATTCCAAGATCTGAAAACGTGCTTTGATACTTTGTATCTACTTGCGAGCTTGAACTCTTGAACATCGTATCCTCCGTTATTGTGTAGAACATAGTCATTATATTTTTCTACTACTAGACTAGCAGCTTTATGATATGATGCTTGAGTTATTTCTTTCACCAGATCTATGGCAGATCCACCTTTACCTGATGAGAAGTCTTTATATTTATAAACTTTATTTTTATCAAGGTATATGCACATTGACGGAGTCCTCTCCTTAGCATTGAACAAGCTTTTGATCTTTATATCATGACCATTAAGCTTTTCTTTTAGCTTACAAAAGTGTTCAAATATCCAAGAAACCGGTACGTCCTTGACATCATGTACGAGATTTTTTGTCTTAAACATATACTCGGTTATGAAATAAAAAATAAAAGGGGGCTAGTAAAAACCAGCCCCCGACTTTATGAAAAATTGATTACATCTGGAACTCATCAGTAGCTGGTTCAAAGCTAGATACTGGTTTAGTATTTAAAGCTTTGTAGTGGTACTTATTGTTCTTATCAAACTTTTCTAGTTTGTCTTCTTCAATAGAAACAAACTTATATTTTGGTAAAGATAACTTTACAATAGTCTTACCATTGTATTCTTCTTCTGTACCTTTAAGGAACCAGTAAAGATTGTTACCTTTTACAAGATCAATTACTTGAGCTACCCAGTCTTCAATAGTTGTTGCATTGATAGAATCAAGCTCATGCTTAAGACCAAGTTCTGTAGCAATGATAGATAACTTGTACATGATCTCATTACGAGATACATTTACGTTACTAAATTCATCAGTCCACATAGTGGCACCTACGCGTGCGGTTTGACCTGAATACTTAGGTCCAGTTGGGTTGTCTTTGTCAATAGGCCATCCTTCAAAGTTATCAAGAGCTGGACCTGAGATAAACAGTTCCAGAGTCTTCTTGTCTCCTTTGTTTGATGTTCTTAACTGACCTCTTAAAATGTGAGCATAAACTACTCCTGGTTGAAATGACTTAGAAGTACCACCTGTTTGTTTTACTTCCTGTCCGTTTGTACTAAACATACGCTGTGTTTTTGTGATTTAAAAATGAGGAATTAATTTTCATATAAATAAATAGACTGCTTTACTGTTGCAAGATCGTTTACTATCTCAAAGTCTGTAAACATACCTTTAGGGCTCTTGCAAGTGTTTTCACCGTTATTCTGTGTCTCAAACACGTAACGTATTGTTCCATCTTTATCCTTCTTTACTTTACCAAAAAGTACAATAGAAAATAAACCTTCAAGACTTAGCTTTTCATCAACCATACGGCCAATAGTTTTAGCTTTGAACTTGCGTTTACCTTCTAGATCTGTAGACTCTTCAGCATGAGTAAGGAAGAAGATTGTTAGATCATCTCTTAGATCTTTAGGCATACGAGCAATTCGTGCTAAGTTAGCACCAATCTGCGTAAACTTTTCATAACCTTTTTCATCTGATCTATCAAAGAACTCAAAGCTTGACATATACTGAAAGTCATCAATCACAATAGTCTTTATTTCAGGACGTTTACTATTGATGTAAGTAAGACATGCTTCTATCTGTTGAGCAGAAGAACCTGTGTAAAGATTACCTGTTGGATTATCTTTGCTCCACAAGATATACTTTTTCTTCCAACCTTTAAATGGTAAAGGTTTATTTGCAACGTTAATGATAAACGTTTCTGCTGGGTCTAAGTTTTCAATACTAGTAGACTTACCAGCACCGGATTCTGCGATAATTAAAATACCGTGTGCCATATTACTTTGTTGATTTTATAAGTTCATTAAGCCAGATTTTTGTACTTACAGGTTTACCTGTATGAATAGCGTAGAAGTCTCTAATAGTCATTTCACTATAAGGAGCATCTTCCATAGGTTCTGGTGCTTTGTAAGATACAACTGACTTAGAAGCTGTTTGCTTTTTCTGTGTTTCAAGAATAGCAGAGCGTCCGCTAATAGCTACAGCATGTGGATCAGCAATTCTTAGTTCTTCTAAAGGTACTAAGTAAGATCCTTTCTCATTCATTTCATATTCTTCTTCAAAGGATGGGTTGTATGGTATACGATATACTGTACGATTAGGATCAGCTGGTTTAAATTCTCTAGTAATAAGTTCAAAGTAGAAGCCTCCTTCTTTTCTGAACTCATTAGGAAATATACCAACCACATTTCTGGCTTGCTTATCATAAAAAGCCATCTTCATTTGAAAATCATTACGGCTAGCCTCCAAGTTCTCTAAAAGATTACTGTGATAATCTCTCATGTCTTCTAGGATTTCAGCCTTGTAGTGATTTTGTTGATCCTTAGGTAGAGTTTTGTACTCTTCATAAGAAAGAAACTGTCTTTCTGTGCGGGTTTGTGATGTTGTAAACATGTTATTGTATTTTATAATTCTGTGCCTATAGGGGCCGATGTATCTTGCCTACCAGTTCTTCCAGTTCTTTGTGAGAAAGGTGTGTAGGAACCTGGTGCTCTTGTTGCGGTAAAGTCAGGTACTTCTATCATTCTTTGACTAGGACCATCCATTTTAAGGAAGATGATACCTTTATCTTCATTACCGTTTCTTACTTTAAGTAGATGTAAGAATACATCTTCTTTCTTTACTTCATATCCATAAGGACCGTATACTCTAATATCAGACTTGAATGGTCTAGCTAATACGCCAACCATATCAGAACTCTGCATAAGAGCATCACCGCCAAATATATCTGAAGAAGTAGGATAGTTTGCTATTGATCCAGGAGTCTTACGAGCTGCCTCGTCAATAGATCTGTTTAGCTGTGTAACCATGATAACAATAATAGGTATCTGATTCTTTAGCTTCATTAGCATTTCTGCTGTGTTGTATAGTACGTCAAACTTATCTTTCTCACCTGCACTCTTCTTGATAAGCCAGCTATGGTCAATAGTTACAATCAAAGGTTTACTACCACCTTCTATGTAAGTTTCTTTGATAGCTTCTTCCATCTCGGAATAAGTAAGAGGTTGAGAAATAAGCTCACGAATAATACCTTGGCTTTGAGCATACTTTACATCTTGTACGTACACGTCAATACGGTCCATAACAAACTGCTCAAGCTGTCTGTTTGTACTAAGTATTACACCATAGTCAAGTGCTGTTTCACCAGCAAATTGTCTAGCTGCATACTGCTCATCACCCATCTCAAACTGAAACTCTAAGATATTGAATTTCTGGTCTGGATTAAGCCTATGAGCTTCCCGTAAGATTTGTGATACAATCATGGTTTTACCGGCACCTGGTCGTGCACCAATGGTAAGCATTGAGCCCCATTCTAAACCGGCAATGCCTGCTGCGTTGAAGCCAGGCCAAGGAGTGCGGAGAGATTTAATATCTCCAGATCTGCGTTTTTCTACATACTTAACGCCTTTCTCTAATACAGAGAGATAACTTTTACGTCCAAACTTTTTTGGTTGAGTACTCATGGTGTTCTAGTAAAAAATGATTAATGAGAAAATGCTGTACTGATTGCTATTTCAGCATCAGTAAGCCCTGACATCTTACCATCATGGTAAGCTTGTGTCATCATTCTTTCTACTAGAGAGGTTAGGAGACCTAGATTAATGTACTTTACTTCATCTTTAAAGTCACCGCTGAGTCTTGCTGAGGGAAGCTGGTCAAACACTTTTTTGACCATTTCTTCGTGTTCTTGTGTAAACATGTTGTTTGAGTTTTGTAGATGTAAATTTATGAAACTGTTTGTAAACTACCAAAAGGTTTACATATTAATTTACTAAATTTTAGCCAGCTTTTAATATTTCTGGATTATCTAGAATCATCTGGCAATGATCGGCAAGAGCTGATCTACTAACTCTAGTACGCGGATCAGTCTTCTGTATAAAATATGAGCTGTTAATCATAAAATTATAACCGTCCTTCTGCTTTGTATAGATATAATAGTCTGTTGCATCCAGTACTAGATTCCAGTCAAATTCAGGATAGGTCTTGAAAAACCATACAAACTTGTCTTTAAGTTCCTGAACGGTCTGTCTAGCCAGTTCTCCACTTGGTAGCTTCTGAGCTGGAAACATTTCTCTATATGTCTTGATAGACTGTAAAGCATTAATACCCAATACTTCTGACATGACTTTCTTTTTTGTCTTTGCCAGTAATGTCTCAAATTCATCCAGGATAAATATTGCTCCCGGGGTTAGTTTATTGTCTTCAGTAAGATGTTCTCTTTCTAAAGCTACTTGTCTCTCTTTGTCTTCATCTATAAGATGGGTAGGTTTAATCTTGTACCTGCAGCAATCAAGGAAGTACAACTGGTTGGGACTCACATTGTACTTTATCAGTGTCGTCCAGACTTGGTGATTCATACTGTTTCTTTATATGGTTTAAAATTTTAATATACTTTTCACGGTAGGTTTGATTGGTTTCCATCAGATTATTATAACTTCTAATGTTATGGATGACAGTAGTATGATCCCTGTCTCCAATTACTAATCCTATAGTTTTGAGAGAATAGCCCATTTTCTTGGACAAATAACAGTACATGTTTCTTAGTTCTACAATTTCTCTTACTCTTTCTCTACAAGAAAGTTCTTTGATCTTACCATATACGATAGGTAAGAAAGGGCGGAAATGTTCTTTTAAGGTTTCAAGACTCATAAAGGGAATGCTCTCATCAGCTGGCATTCCTGTGGTCTTTGAAATGACAACAGGCTTATAACCAAGCTTTTCGTAGAAGTTCTTTACAAATTCATCTATCAGTTTTTTTTCAAGACGTGCGGCATAGAGTTGTTCGTTCATATGTTGGAGAGGTTTTAAAAGCAAATGTAGGTAAGTTCGTGAATATTTCGTATATTATATTGTAGAGTTTATATAGACACTACATATTTTAGATTTATAAATCTTTATACAATGGCTAAGAAGTTTTACGCCCAAAAAGATGCATTGGGCTGGCCTATCCCTGGTACAATGATGGCTGGAGCTAAGGTTCCTGCTAATCTACTTGAGATTCCTGCAGAAAATGTTGCTGCTGGAGCTGGTGAAGTAGAAGTATCTCATCCTGAGAAGCTTAGATATTTTGTACGAAAAGACAAGAAAGGTAACATCATTCCTAACTCATTGATTATCAGCTTTAAAAAGCCAATTGGTGATACGTTTGAGTTCAAACTTGTAAAGGCTAGCTAATTATGCAAAGAGAAAGTCCAGCTATAGCAGCATTCAAAGTCTGGGTGTTTCCCAGTCTTGTATCTATTGTAAGCCTCCTTATATGGAATGACGTCAACGAAATAAAAGCTGACGTTAAGGCTCTTATGGCTCAGTCTAATATAGATAAGACGCGGATTGATAATTTAGAAAGACAGATGTATAAGCAGGCAAGCTTACCTCAGAAGTCTCATGATCCTCAGATGGATCACTATCAGACTTTTGCAGTACTTCCTAATGAAATAAAGTTTAAACCTAAAAAGATAGCGTATGACTTTTAAGCAATGGATAACTGATTTGTTCAAAGATGAACGGGGATCTACTTCTATTAAGCCAGTAGTTGGATTTATGGGAGCATTGTTTTTATGTATAACGCTTACTGCTAATTCCTTTACTCATGGTGATATTAAACCTTCTGACGCTCTTGTAGATGCTGTTTTAATCATGACCTGTGTAGGTATTGGTGCGGACAGCGTAGATAAATTCTCTCACAAGAAAAAGAAAGAAGATGAAGCTTAGTAAATATGCGATTATTGTTTTAGTAGTAATTGGTGTTCTGGTAATTTCCCGCATGGGATGTAATAACGGTCTGGGATTTTTTGATAAACCCAAGGCAGATACAGTAAGAGTAATTGATACTCTATGGGAGCAACATGATACTACTATTGTAAAGAAGGTACCAGTAAAAGAGATTATCTATGATATAGATACTCTTACACTACCTCCTCAGATGATTGCTGATACTAACTATGCAGCATTAAAACTTCAGTTTGAAGCTTTAGTTAGAGAACATGCAGCAAAAGCTATCTTCTTTGATACAATTAAAGTACCTCAGCTTAAGGGTGGATTTTATATAAAAGATACAGTACAGTTTAATAGACTAGCAGGAAGATCAATTAATGCAGACTATGTCATTCCTATTGTAAAAGAGACAGTGACTATTACTAAGCAAGCTCCTAAAAGAAACCAGCTTTATATTGGTGCTGGTATCAATACATCAAAAACCCTCATGCCTCAAGCAGCAGAAGCTGGCTTGATTCTTAAAACCAAAAGAGATCAGATCTATGGCTTGAAAGCCGGAACTGATATTAACGGCAATGTTACATATGGTTTCCAGTCCTACTGGAAAATCGGTAAGAAGGATAAATAAAACTTAACAACATGAAAAGCATGATCAAGATGCTTCTCAACCTTTTCAAGAAAAAAATTGAAAAAAAGGTTGAAGAAGTAAAGGAAACTGCTATGCCTGCACCAAAGCAGGAAAGCAAACCTAAACCTAAAAAAACGTATTACAAGTCTAAACCTAAGAGTAATTCACTATGAACCTAGAGAAACTAAAAGGCCACGTACCAGATTCAGTTATTGCACAGATTCCAGGTGTAATGGAGAAGTTTAATGTTAACACTCCTTTGCGTGTAGCTCATTTTCTAGCTCAGTGTGGACATGAGTCTGGTGGTTTTAAGCTTACTCAAGAAAATCTTAACTATTCAGCTAAAGGTCTGATGGGAATCTTCAAGAAGTATTTTCCTACAGAAGCTTTAGCTAATGCTTATGCTAGACAACCACAGAAGATTGCTAATAAAGTATATGCTTCTCGTATGGGTAATGGACCAGAAGCTAGTGGTGAGGGATTCAAGTTTAGAGGTCGTGGATTTATCCAATTGACCGGTAAGCAGAATTATACTGCCTTTGATGCTTCTGTGCCAGAAAGTATTGTAGATAACCCGGACTTAGTAGCTACTAAGTATCCTTTGGCATCTGCAGCATGGTTCTGGAATAAGAACGGTCTAAACACTATTGCTGACACTGGAAGTTCTACTGAAGTAGTAACTAAAATTACAAAACGTGTAAATGGCGGTACTATTGGCCTAGCAGATCGTATTAAACATTTTAAAGAATATCATAATCTTCTAGTGTAATGGCAAAAGGTAAAGCAAAAGGAGGAGAGTCCCGTAAAATATCATTTGGTAAAAGAAAGGGAGGCTCCGCAAAGAAAACCAGCGGTCCTAAGGATAAACAAGTTTCAAAGTATAGAGGGCAAGGTAGATAAGTTTGGCTTATTTCTGAGCTCTCAAAATTTATTAATATGAGAGCACACATTGTAAACTTTTACGGCTGGGTAAAAGAAAAGATTGTATGGTTTTTTCTTATCTGTGCATTAACATGGGTAACACTAGCCTTATGCTTCCAAGTATATATGGTTTACTTGGAGTTTTCAGGTAGAGATGAAACCATAAAACAAATTATTACCTGGTTTGATGTAACATTTGATGGACGATGGGCACATGACCCAAGAAACATCTTTTATGAAGAACCTAAGAAGATAGATGTATCTTCTGTTACAAACAAAGTAGTTGTAGGCTCTTTGGCAGGCAACCGTAATCTTGAGTTTGGTGTTAAAAGTGTTATCGAAGAAGCTCTACAGGATAAAGAGTATGAGTTAGATCCTAATGCATCTCTTAAAATTACTGCAGAGATTGTTTATTTAGATGTACTTAAGACACAGACAAGTTTGTCTGTTCTTCATAAAAATAAAGAGTCAGTCGTTATTAGACTCAAAGGACAGCTTATTGAAAACGGAAAGGTTAAAAAGAAAGCTATCGTTGAAGAGTCAGCTGATGAAGTATCTATGTCTACGATTGTCATAGATCAAGGAGGTAAATTCAACCAACAGAATCTTAGTTCTGCTTTGAAGAAAACATCTGTTTCATTAGTAAATAAACTTCTAGACTAAAATGAAAAAACTATTTTTGCTTGCTTTGTTATCTTTTATAACAATGTTTAGTTATGCACAGATTAAATTTAAACTTAGACAATCTAGCATAACATCTAATATTGGAGGTACTGTTATTAACCGTGGTGACCAGTTTGAACTTTGGATAGACGCAAATGGTAACGGTAATAACACAACAAGACAGTTGCTCTTTGATCTACAGTTTGACAATGCTAACTTTGAATTAATTTCTGCTAACCATACAGGTACTGGCGGAAACGGTGGTGTACTACCACAACAATCAACTATTAGTATATCTCATTATGTTTATCCTGGTTATAGTTTTAACTCTAGTCAGTTAAATACTACATCAAACGGTACTAGTAACTATCAAAATTCTGCTTACTCTTATACACAAGGTGGCCCTAATGCTATTTTAAGAGTTAACCTTAACTGGGCTACTAATAATGCAATGCCGTATAGTAGCTATGATAGATTAATTGTACTTAGATTTAAGTTAAGAGATGCTTCCACAGCTTATACATTCAATCCTATAAAGCTAAACTTTGTAGCAGGTTGGGATGTAAATGGTGCTTATAATAATACTATTCAAGAGTCTCCTCTTAGTTCTACAGTTCAGATGAACCAAAACTTTGGTAAGTATGTATCTGCAAAGGTTGATCTTAACTCTAATCTGCATACTATATCTCCTTTAAAAGTATCTTTCAGAGATACTGTTACTAATACAGGCGTGTTATTTGATGTTAACTCAGATGGTACTGTAAATATTAATCAGTCCTTGTTAGCAGCTAATAAAGTATATGATGTAAGTGTAATGGCAAGAATGGATACATTCTATTCTATTATGAACTCAGCCATAACTATTTCAGACTTTACTTCAGCTCAGGCTGAATTTACTTCAGCTAATCTTGATGGAAGTATGTCTAATACTACAATCAAAACTGGACAGTCAAGCTACGCTGCCGATATAAATAAAGATAGATCTTTCAATGGTGGTGACTTACCTATGCTTCTTGCACAGGTAGCCGGTATAGATACCTTGGTTAATTTACCATCAGGGTATACTATTGGATCAGGTGGGTATATTAGTTTACCAAGCTGGCATGCAACACAAGCTACTAGTATTCCTGGAGCTGTAGAGTTTGCATACTTTGTTGTAAATGGATATTCTTCTGGTGTAAGTAGACTACATATAGATAAACGTGAATTTGTACAAGGAGGTCCTACTGCAGATCAGATTAAATCTGTACAAGTTTTTGATTTATATGCTGGTCCTGTACAGTATGATGCTGGTTTATCAGATAATACCTGGGCTGTATATAAAGTTCCTTCTTCATTTTCCAATGTTGAAACATCAATCTACAGTCAGTATATAAGAGCTACTGCACAATCAGGTGAATATGCTCTTAAGTGTGAGTATGAATTTAATAATAGTCCTAATAATGTTTGGGGCGCTATTACTCCAGCTAACTGGAATACTATTACTGCACCAAAATCTTATTTTAGAACAGGTGCTCTTGGTACAAATGCTCAGCTGAATCTTAAGTATATTTTATGGGGAGATGTGAATAGATCACATTCTTCTCAGGTTGTTACTTTTGATGGTACAACTACTACTGTACAGACAAATGCTGCTAATAGTCTATTTAAGAATGAGGCATTTGTAAGCATGGCTAATACTACAATGAGTACAGCACAGGCAAGTACAGAATCTGGATCAATAGATGTAAATCTATCTAATATAACGGTAACTTCTAATAATATAGAAATACCAGTGGGTATAAATACAAACGGAAATCCTGTAAGTGGTCTTCAGTTTGAATTTAAGTATGACCCAACAAAGTTAAAGTTTGAAGAGGTTGCCTTAACCCTACCTAATACTTGGTACACTTTTGTGAATACCACAACAGGAAGAGTAAAGTTTGGTTCTCTTGATAAAAACAACACTGAAGCTATAAACGGTACTTCTTTAGTTCCTTTTAAGCTTAAGTTTTCTAGCCTTGTAAATGGACTTGATATTCTTACAGTAATAAGAGTTTCTCCTACTATGGATGCTAGTAATAACAAAGGTGTGCAATTAGGTATCAAGCTGAACTCAGACAAAATTAAATTAACCGGTTATAACAACTTCTAAAACTATGAAAAACAAAGACTTTGGATTATTGCTTGCCCTTATGATACTGCTTGTCGGTATTATCTATTTCTTGAATGGTTGTACAAAGATTGAAATACAACCAATTCCTGTAGTAGATCTTGGTAAAAAATCTACATCTACTGCTATAAAAACTATTTCAGTAGTAGACAATGTAGTATCAGTAAAGTTTCAAACTACTGCTGGAGCTAAATACTCTGTGCAGGTATTACCGTTTGGATCAGATGAACCTTCTGTAAAAGATGGTTTTACTGCATCCGATAGCATTACTAGTAAGACGTATAATCTTAAGACACTGTCTAAGAGAGATTATGATCTTATTTTTATAGATGTTGACGGTAATGAGGTTAAGTATCCAATAACAATTAAATAAAAACACTATGTCAGAAGAAAATGTACAAAATGAAGGCACTTGGTCTAGTCTTAAGAAGACTATTGTAGGTGTATTAGGTACTGTAGTAACAGCCGGTGGCGTTTGGGTATCTACATTACTTGGTGGTGGTGATAAAGAAGCAGCTCCTGTTGCAGCTCCAGCACCTGTTATTAATATTACTAACTCTAATCAGCAAGCTCAGTCTGGTGGTGGCACTAAAGTGATTGAAAGAGTGGTTGAAAAACCAGCTGCTCCAGCACCTAAGCCTAAGAAGAAAGAAGGTGATGAGTTTAAAGAAGAAGCACCAAAGTGGTAAACTATGGCAAACGCACAACCTAAACCTAAAGCTAGGCGTAGTAGACGTTCTGGTCTTAAAAAAGCTAAGCTAATAAAACAAAACCTACAAATATTGAACAAGTATGGAAAATAAACAACCTTCAGGCTTTCAGGCCTTATTGAATGCAATGATGCTAAGACGCTGGTTTATTACAGCGTTAGTTCTTGGATCATTTATGCTTATTATTGGTGGAATATTCGTTGCTATTAATTACGGTACTCAGATTCAAGGAGAGTGGAAAGAACTACTACTTCTTTTACTAGGTGCCTTTATTGGTTCTTATGGTAAGATTATAGACTACTGGTTCTCTGATACTGACAAAGATAAAATGCTTGTACAGAAGATGGATGAAGAAGATGGTGTTACTCTAAGTCATACTAATGATATGAAAGAGTCTAATAAACCTCAGACTTCATTAGTTGACCCAACCTTTGCTGCATTTGCTGCAAAAGCTGCGGAGAATAAAGATGATAATCACCGCACAGCAGAAGATTCTAAATCTGATACAGCAACAATTTCTAAAAAAGGTACAGAGATAGATGAAGACGGTGACGGTATCATGGACGGTCTAGACTTTGACGGTGACGGAAAGATAGACGAGTACTTTGCACACAGACAGTGTGAGCACGTTTGGGGTGACGCTGATGGGGACGGTGATCTTGAATGCCTTAAATGTGGTAAGATCAAAGACCCTGAATAATATTATTCACTTAATCCAATAACATGGATATTGATGAACAAAAGAAGAAGACTAAAGACGGTACGTTCCTTTCGGGATGCAAGTTTGATGGCAGCCATGTTCTTCCTGCCGTTAGGCTACGACATGCTATTCAAAACACTCTTAGATGTTACGGGGAGCTTTTGGATTACAGATATGATATTTTACTGTACATCAGGGGTCTTCTGGCTTTTATATTGGGCATTGTCCAAATATTCTAATAAACTACAGTAGTATGAAAAAGACATTTGTATACGTCTTGTTATTTTTTATAACGATGTTCTTGCTTGTTAATGTAGGCTTTTCTCAAATTGCTAAGACTTCTACTGAACAGTATAAGGCTAGCTTTGAAAAAGCCATAGATATATCAGATTTCTTGGACTATGATGGTCCACAGATTCCTATACAAATTCTTAAGTGTGGTATCTCAGATGAAATGTATGAGATGTATCCTGAACTTAAAGAGAAACGTGTAGGTCTTGGTGTGGCTAATATTTCAATGGAGTATTTAGAGAACCTTAATAGGTTCAAGTTTACTGAAGATAAGACTGAAATCAAGAACCGTATGGTTAAGCAGTTTCAGGCTAGCCAGGCTGGCATTTCAGAGAACAAACTAGATGGTAGAGGCAAAATTAATTTAGCTAAGTACTTTGTTACTATAGAATGTTATGATTACTCTATATCAGAAGATGAAACTATTTCTCTTAAGGATGGTACAAAGCAGCTTATGGTCACACGCATTGGTTTACAGGTTAGATTCACTGATGCTGAAACTGGTGTTGTATTTAGTGGTTCTGGACTTGGGGATGCAAAAACTACTAAAGAAGTGGCTGGGATAACATCTGATGCTGCTATGGACCCCGTTAAGTTTAATCAATCTACTATTTCTATTGCTACAAAGAAAGCTCTTGATATAGCGTGTGCTAGAATTCTAGACCGTATGATCAAGAAAGGAATCTTTGTAAAGTAATGAAACAGTTTATTATTGTGTCAATATTAGTACTAATAGTACCAATATATGCTTTTTCTCAAACTATCGTCCAAACATTCACGGACCCGTGTACAAAAGTTACTTCAACTTTTGTTATTCCTATTACAGGTAGTACTACTATTATTTTCTACAATAAGTCTCGTACTTTTACTGCCGCTGATGTACGCAATGGCGTATTTAATCAATGGCTTAATCAAGTTTATGAAGAATATCGTAAATTATCTCCTTGTTCTCAGGCTCAAACTGCTCAGACTACTACTCAAGTTACAGCCACTGCTGTATCTGCTGCCGTAAGTTCGGC